CCGGGTATATTGTTTGGCCGAGGTGATACTTCCAACAGAGGTACTAGTGATAGTATGGCAGACGAAATGTCTGATAGAATTAAAGCTATGCAAAAAGTAATTGCTATATTTATTAATGAATTTATGGTTAATGATTTATTACTTGAAGGTGGTTATGATCCAATCTTAAATCCAGATCAAGCAGTTGTATTCAGATTTAAAGAAAATGAACTTGATGTTAAGATAAAAGCAGAGACTCACGCAGTTTACTTATATGAACATAATACAATTACAGAACCAGAAATGAGAACAGAATTAGGAAGAGATCCAATAGTTGATAGAAGTGAAATGTTCCAAGTATTAGTAACACAAGCTAATGCGATTATAGTTAGTAATGCTACAAGAGACACTTCCGGTACACCTTCTAGTGGTACTCCTAAAACTACTGCTAAACTTGATAACACTACAAAAGGTACTAAAGCTACAAATAATAAACAAAAACCTACGAACCAACATGGCACCAAAACATCTCCGAAAAAGACTACAAACTCTGAAATAAGAACAATCTATACAGATATGACTAAAAACGTTTTTGATGATATAGACAAGGAAATTAAATTTAATAAAGAAATATATATCAACAATGGCATTTTTAATGATATAATTGTAAACGACAATGATAAAGAGTATATTAAGTATATGCATAACCTACTAATCAATGATATAGATAGTTATGTCAATTCTGATGTTCCTATCAATACCAAAAAGAGTAACATATCTTGTGCAGTTGAGAATTATGAAAACATAATTTTAAACGTCATATTCTAAGAGGTGATATAGTTGTTTGAGGTAACTGATGAAAATAACAAAATCTTTCATGTCGATAAAAATCAAATCTGCAATATAACAACAGATATGGAAAGCGTAGATAACAAATCATTTTCTACTACTGCTGATTATCTTGATGAAAAAGATAAGACAGTCAAGATTGATACCGTCATAACAGATTCTAAAAATGTTGTATTAGACTTACAATCACTTTTAGATGAAATCCAAAGAGACCCTTCCAAAACTCCTAAAGCTATTGATGTAACGTTTGAGTCTACTCATAGTGGTAAGAATAAAAACTTTGCAGATTACGTAAGTTCATCTATGGAAAATGATGCTGAAAGTTGGATGGCTCCTTATAAAAAACCTTTCTTAAAAAATCATGATTCTTATAGCGAACCGCTCGGTAGAGTTAAAGATTATTCCTTTGGCCCATCTGAAATTAATCCCGCAAGAGACTGTATTGATGTTACATATCGTGTAACTGACGGAGATGCAATCCCCAAACTATTAGATGGTAGATATAGGACAATGTCTATCGGAGCTTCAGTAGGACACATCAAGTGTAATATTTGTGGCAAAGACATATTGAAAGATGGAGCATTTAAATTCTGTGGTCATTGGCGTGGCGAGAAGTACAAAGACGAAATGTGTACTTGGACTATGACAGGGTTAGGATATAAAGAAGGTTCCGTTGTAAATATGCCTGCTGATGATTGGGCACAAATCAAAAAGATACAAGTGGTGAATGAAGATCCCGAAGAACATCATCACGATTCATCTAAAGAAGATCTAAAGAAAGGTACAAAAGATTCTAAAGAACCAGAACCAACATCAGTATTAGACAATATTGATAATGCATTAAATCCTATAGATCCTAAATCACCATCCGGTGAAGATAAAACCAAAACAGAACCTCTAGTAACAGATAGTAAGAAAGAACCAGAAAAGAAAACTGAAGAACCTTTAACTGATCCAGTAGCAATACTTAAGGCTAAAGATGATAAGATTGCAGAGTTAGAACTCAAAGTTACTGACTTAGCAACAGAGAAAACTACAATTCAAACAAGTCTAGATACTTCTAATACAAAACTCACCGACATGACAAAACAGTTCAGTGATAAATCTAGTGAAGCAGAAATCCTTAATAGAGCTTTAGCAGATACAAAGAAACAATGTTTTGATATCTCTAGTTATGCCAAATCAATGTTAGTAAACAAAATAATTGATTTTGAACTATTATCCAAATCAATTAAAACTACTGAAAAAGATAATAGAGTAAATGAATTAACTATTATGAGTACTAAAGATTTAGATGGTTTAGCTAATAAGATAAATTATGACTCTATCAAAGTTACTGTTGATCCAATCAAGAAAGCTAAAGACCCAGCATTACAAAATACTGATGCTGATCCTAAAGTTGGGGCAGAAGATAACAAAGATACTGAGGAACCAGACGAGACAGAAGACAAAACAAAGAAAGTCCCAGCAGAAAACATTATGGATTATTTCGGTGGTACAAGTACCTTTGTAAATAAATTCACTAATGCTATAAATCGAAAGAGAAATAATTAGGGGGAATCAATAATGCCTTTATGGAATGGTATAACCAAGGTAGACGGAACGAGATCACAAACACAATTAGTCAAGAGTGGTCATTCTTCACCTGCCGAAGATTGGGTATTAGACCCAGCTTTTGGAAACGCAACAATGAGTTCAATTTTTAACAACGGTATGTTAATGACTTATATGTATGGTGGTCCTGGAATGCAGGAAGTTGTTATACCAATGGGAAGATTAGTTGGCCCAAACGCTTTCATTAAAGATTTTCAAAGTGAAAAGATGCTTACTACAATGGCTTTGCCAGGAATGTGTGCACAAGGTAACTCAATGGGTGTTGTACCTTATAACATCTGTAAAGATTGGACACAGGCTGATAGGTTTGGTGGAAATAAACCTTCAATAATCACACAAGAATACATATCACTTCCTTATATACCTAGTGTTTCTCCTTCAACATTTGATATACCAGGATTACTAGCAGAGGAACAAGCATTATCAGTTACATTGAAAATGCCTTGGGGAGCTGTAATAGGACAAGTTAACAATGGTGATTATGTAAAAGCTACTGCATCTGGTAGATTTACTAGATGGGTTAAAGGAACTGATAATGCTTGTGATATAGTCGGAATGGTATTAGCAGAAGATCTTAACTTTGAACAAACTGGTTGGTTGAAATGGTTAATGTGGGACCCTTCAGTTCGTAATGAAGATGAAGCTTACATAAATCAAAGTGGTACAGACTTACCATCAGACGGTGGATGGCCTTTTGATCCTAACTATCCAAATGGTATTGCTAACTTACCAGGTATTCAAGATCCATATGTAAGTAACCCAACAGGTATTCCAGGCTTAACAGATGGTTCCGGTGATTACATGAATTATGGGATCAATGATACTCCATTCACAGACATGCCTTTAGGAACTATAGCTGCAGGTGTAACAGACGGTACTTCAATCTCAATTCAAGCTGTCGATTATGCAGGCGGAAACGTAACAAATCTTAAAGAGTTGACTAGTATTAGTATAGCCGGTGTTCCTCTTACTACTGACAGAATAACAAACGTTAACTATATAGCAGGTATTATTACAATTACTATAAATGCAGTAGATTCAACTAATGCAGTAACAGCTACATATACAGCCCTTCATTTTGGAATACCTACTTATTTGGATTTCAAAGGTGTTGTTGGTTCAGTAAATGTATTGCTATTAAAATAATACTTACTTAAAAGAGAGGAGACTATAATAAAATGGATAAGTTCTTAGATAACTTAAAGCAGAAACAAGTTGACGGAAATAAAAAGATTCAAGATAAACTTAAAAACGGAGAACCTTTAACCGACAAAGAAATGAAAATGTACTCACTAACAGATGATGATAGGCAGTACATGGCTTTATTAGATAGTGTAACTAGTGGGGTAGAAATACCAGGTTTCACTTTTAGAGATTTCTTGGGAACCCCACAGGCTAAAACATTGATACCACAAGTAATAATTGGTGCAATGAGAAAGTCTATGGAACCCGTATACTTAGCTTCAAAATTCTTCACAAAGATTAAAATGAAAAGTGGACAGCCAGTTCTGTTTCCTAGTATAGGAGCTATGCGTGCGTTTGATGTAGCTGAAGCACAAGAGATACCACAAGCTACAATTGATTGGCAGATGCACCGTTCGAGACTAATCTATATCGTTAAGAGTGGTATCAGAATACAATTAACTGATGAACTTTTAAGTGATAGTGATTGGGATATATACGGTATGATGATTACAGAAGCAGGCAGAGCTTTAGCTAGACTTAAAGAAGAGAAAGCTTACCTTGAATGGAAGAAACATGGATGGACAGTATTTGATAATGATCTTTATGGACAATACGCAGCTAATAAAACTCAATATGCTCAATACGCTGAAGCTGGAACTACTGGTGTAGATTATCTTAATAACCTTAATAACACAATGTCAGTAGAAGATTTCTTGGATTTATACATTGCTCTTTATAACAATGAGTACACTCCTACAGACATGGTAATTCATCCTCTAGGTTGGATTACATTCGCAAAGAATGGTCTTATAGGTGGATATTCAAGTGCATTGGATAAAGCTGTTGTACCAGAATCACCAAACGCTTCATTCAAATTAGGACCTGAAAGTGTACAAGGTAGAGTGCCATTTGCATTTAACTGTAACCTTTCACCATTCGCTCCAATAGATAAAGTTAATAAGACTTTTGATGTTTCTATTTTGGATAGAAATAATGTAGGAGTACTTATCGTAAAAGATGAAGTTACTACAGAAGAATTTAGAGATCCAGCTAGAGACTTAAACAATCTTAAAATGATTGAACGTTACGGATATGGAGTACATAATGAAGGTAGAGCTGTTTGTATGGCTAAGAATATTTCAATGGCTAAATCATACGAACAACCATACAGAGTTCAGAACATATAAATTATTTATACTAAATTGATAGGAGGACACTATGGCTAAATATAAGAAAGCAACCATTATGCTGAATCTTGGTATACATGACAATTATAGTTTTGTGTGTCCTACTGCTCAATTGGTTTTAAAATTAACTAAACCAATTGGCACTATTCGGACTTTATCCGAATCAGTAATAGTAGGACTTAAGCATGGCTTTTTACTTGACCTAGACAATGTTGTAGACATTGAGAAGAAATGTTTTTTAGACATTCCTACTGATCCTGTAGCAGATAGAGTGTTAACAGGTGGTAATCTAGATAAAGCAAAACTAGCAATAGATGCTAAAGCTATGAATGAAAGAGCAGCCGCTACTAAGGCTGAACAAGACAAAGTTAATGCAATTGCTAAAATAGAACTAGACAAAGCTAACGAAGTTGCTAAAGCTAAATTAGCAGAAATAGCTAAGAGTAAAGTCTTAGGTAAAAAAGAAGAGGTTGTTGCAGAACAAGTAACAACAAAGAAGGCTACTGTAAAAACTACTAAGTAGGTGATATTCAATGAGTGGTTTAAATGATAATCATGATTTAAATCTGGTTGTTAGCCGAATCTTCTGGAAGGGAGATCCATAGAGCGTGACAGACGCGTAGGCGAAAACGTCTCTTTCCTATCCTACCATCGAAAGGTGTTCCCATGAAGAAGCTCGCCATCCTTGCCACCGCCGCTTTCCTGTTCGTTGCTTGCGACAACAAGCCCAAGGACACCGCGACCAAGGACACCACCGCCGTCGTCGTCGACACCACCAAGAAGGTCGACACCACCAAGAAGGATTCCACCAAGGTGGACTCCACCAAGAAGGACACCTCCAAGACCAAGAAGTAATTCCGCTCCTTCCCGCATTTGGGGAAGGTTCGAGAGTTCGACCCCGGTCCATCGCGGACCGGGGTTTTTTCGTTTCCGGAAAGTTCGGACTAAAGTTCGGTTCCCCAAATGCCTATGACAGGAATACCGGGCATTCGTCCGGGCCTCCGAACAGGGTGGAGGGTGCGGTCCAGGAGCTCCCCGGAATCCCGGGGGTTCGCGGACCGTCCGACCTGTTCGAAAATCTGGGGGATGCCATGCTCATCAACGACAACACTTCCGCCCTCGGGATCCAGAACTCGAACCAGGCGAACCTGACCAAGCTCGGGTCGTCGCTCCTCAAGCTCGCCACCGGTCTGAACATCAACTCGGCCGCCGACGATCCCGCCGGGCTGGCGGCGGCGGTGGCCTTGGACGCCCAGATCCGTTCCAGCCAGCAGGCGCAGAGCAACGCCAACGACGCTTCGGCCATGCTCCAGATCGCAGACTCGGGCGGCCAGCAGATCTCCGACACCCTGCAGCGCATGCGGGACCTGGCCACCCAATCGGCGAACGGCACCTACAACAGCACCGATCGCGCCGCGATCCAGCAGGAATACTCCTCCCTGGCTTCGGAGGTGTCCGACATCTCCCAATCCACCAGCTACAACGGAATTCCACTTCTTTCCGGCAAGCAAGGTTTCAGCTTCCAGGTGGGAGACGGTTCGCCGGGGTCGGTCGTCAACGTCTCCACCGGAAGCCTCGCCTCCAC